CCACGATGACCTTGTAATGTGTGCGGTTTTATTTTCATGGCTAGTAAGACAAGAGTTTTTTATTGAACTTACAGACAATGATATTCGTAACAAGTTGTATATCGAAAATCAAAGAATGATTGAAGACGATGTTCTACCTTTTGGTATAATAGATGATGGTGTTGATGCACACGTAGTGGAAGATACAGTTGGACCGTTGGGCTATCAGTATAGCGTTAAGGACGTTGTAGACTTCTAAAATTATAAATAAAAGAGTAACAAAACCAACAAGGAGATCAAAATGGCCTTCCAAATCTCTCCAGGAGTAAATGTTAGTGAGATTGATCTTACTACTATTGTTCCTGCAGTACAGACAACGGTTGGTGGCTTTGCAGGCCGCTTTCGTTGGGGTCCAGTTGGACAACCGGTATTGCTTGCTGACGAAGCTCAACTAGTAAGTCAATTCCAGAAGCCCAACAGTACTACACAAGTTTTTCAAGACTTCTTTACAGCTGCTAACTTTTTGTCTTATACAAATGCTCTGCAACTGGTAAGAATTAATAACTCTGGTCTGGTAAATGCAAATGCTAATGCAGCTTCGATTCTTGTTAAGAGCGAAGAGCATTATGACGAGCTTTACGAGGCTAGCGGTATTTCAGGTGCTGGAGATGTCGTTGCTAAGTACCCAGGTGCTTTGGGCAACTCCCTGAAGTACTCAATTTGTCCAAGTGCAACTGCATTTGAGACTACTTTGTCTGGCAACTACACTGTTGTAAACGGTAACACCGGCGTTGTATTCTCTGCAAACCAAGCAGCTGTGATCAGCGTTGGCGATCTGCTTCAACTTGGTCCAGATAAAGACATTTATAAGGTTGCTACCGTAGACGCAGGTGGTCTCTCAGTAACTCTTGAAAGTACTTACACTGGCAACACTGTCAATAACGGTACTGCATTAGATCGTCGATGGGAATGGTACAACTTCTTTAACACCGCTCCAGGTACATCACCTTACGCTACTACACGTGGTGGATCCAACGATGAGATGCATATTGTAGTAATTGATGAAGATGGTGAGTGGACTAACGTCAAGAACCAAGTAATCGAAGTTTGGGATTCAGTATCCAAGGCTGGTGATGCTAAAAGAGAAGATGGTTCAAGCAACTACTACAAAGACGTACTTAACAGGCAGTCTTCTTACTTGTGGTGGGCAAATCACGCAGCTGGTTTAACTAACGCTGGTAGTAATGCTCTGGGCGTTACTTTTGGTGGTGGTTTTACCCCAATTAGCAACTCACTTGCAACAGGTAGTGATGGAAGCGCGGGCACACCTGGAAACTATCAACTTGCATATGATAAGTTTAAGTCTGCTGAAGACGTCGATGTTTCTATCTTAATTGGTGGTGCTTCAACTTCAGCCACTGCTGTACATTTGATTAACAACATTGCAGAGTACAGGAAAGACTGCATTGTATGTCTTTCACCTGAGCTAGCAGACGTTGTTAACAACACATCGTACATTGGAGCAGAGGTAGATGATTCAGTATCGTTTAGGAACGCTCTTCCATCTACTTCATATGCTACGATGGATAGTGGTTGGAAGTATCAATACGACAAATACAATGATACCTACCGATGGGTACCATTAAACGGCGATACGGCTGGTACAATGGCTCGCACCGACGAAGTTCGCGATCCATGGTATTCACCTGCTGGACTTAACCGCGGTAGAATTAAGAATGTTGTAAAACTTGCTTACAACCCGAATAAGACTAACCGTGATCAGCTGTACAAGAATGGAATTAACCCAATCGTAACATTCCCTGGTGAGGGAACGGTATTGTTTGGTGATAAGACATTGTTGTCATCTCCTAGCGCTTTTGATCGAATCAACGTACGTAGGTTGTTTATTGTACTTGAAAAAGCAATTGCAATTGCTGCAAGATCAAGTTTGTTTGAGTTTAACGACGCATTTACAAGGTCGCAGTTTGTAAACTTGGTTGAACCTTTCTTACGAGATGTTCAAGGCCGCCGGGGTATCACTGATTTCCGAGTAGTTTGTGACGAAACAAACAATACTCCAGAAGTCATTGATCGAAATGAGTTTATCGGAGATATATACATCAAGCCGGCACGTTCGATCAATTTTATTCAGCTCAACTTTGTAGCTGTTAGAACTGGTGTAGAATTCGAAGAAGTCGTAGGTCAGTTTTAATACAAGGTAAAGGAGAATAAAAAATGGCTTTTAACGTAAACGAGTTTAAAGGCGCACTATCAGGAGGAGGGGCACGCCCCTCTCTCTTTGAGGCTTCTATTAGTGGCCCTACATTCGCTGAAGACATCAGATTTCACTGCAGAGCTACCTCCATTCCTCAATCAACGTTGGGTACAGTAATTGTTCCTTACTTTGGTCGTCAGGTAAAGTTGGCAGGAAACAGGACATTTGATGATTGGACAGTTACTATCATTAACGACGAAGATTTTGCTATCCGAAATGCGTTTGAGTCGTGGAGTGATCAAATTAACTCTCACACACAAAACACGCAAAGCGCTGGACCGGATAAAGCAGGATACGGTTGTACTGGTCTTGTTTTTCAATACGGAAAGGATGGCGGCACAATAGGTGCTCCATGGGTTTTCAATGGAATCTACCCAGTAGCAATCTCTCCGATTGACCTGTCTTGGGATGCTGAAGCAGTTGAAGAATTCACTGTTACATTCGCCTACGACTGGTGGGAGCACAGCGGCAGTACCTCATAAGGGGTAAAAGATGGCTAATCAGCTTTATCCAAAAGCTAAGCAGGCTTTGCTTGGCGGTGAATTAAATTTGTCATCTAATGTAGTCACCTTAGCATTAGTAGACACGGACGTCTACACTTTCAGCACTTCACACGAGTTTAGGTCAAGTGTACCTAATACGGCTGTAGTTGCAACTGCTAATCTTAACAGTAAAACTATTACGGATGGTGTTTTTGATGCTGCTGACGCTGTATTCCCTTTTGTAACGGGTGCTAACTGTGAAGCGTTAATTTTATATCACAATACTGGTGATGCTGAAAACGATGGCAACCGCCAAGCAGATTCACGCTTGGTTGTTTATATTGACACTGCCACTGGACTTCCTGTTCTACCAAACGGTGGAGATATTACAGTGAAGTTCTCGGATGGTGCTTCAAAAATCTTTGCGATC